AGAAATCTTATTTCCAAAAGCATCAACTTGACCATTAAAAGTTTTTATACCCATAACATCAAATAAAGGAGCGGGAATTATATTGTTTCCTATTCCTGATACTTGTGGTGTGTTAAATGTTTTAACTGGTTTACCAGCTTTAGTATCACCAAAGAAATTAAATTTAAAATCCTTTGCTATTTTAGCTGCATCTTCATTAAACTTTTTTGCAATAGATAAATTAGCATTTGCAGCATTTTGATTTATATTAATTTCTTCTTGCTTTCTTTTTTTCTGTAAGTCAATTAGCCTTTGTTTGTTTTGTTCTCTTACAAACGCTTTATTTGCTTCAGTATCTTCTCTTTCAGATGTTGCAATAGTTACTTTATCATTAAAACTTGCAAATTCGGCTAATTTTTTTTGTCTTGTTTTTTCAGCTTCTAATTGACTTTTTGCAGCTTCTTCTAAAGCTAAATTTGCAGCTGCTTTATATAAAGTCATTGTTATATAAGCCTCTCCATTTTTTACAAGTTGTTGTTCAACTTCATCTAAACTTTTTACTATTCCTGTGGTTTTACCCATAGTTTCGTTGTAATGTTCAACAACTTTGTCTTTTTGAATAAAACCTTCTTTAGCTAATCCAACTTCAATATTTAATTGATTTACATTATTAACAGCTTGTTGTACTCCTTTATCATTATATGCTTCTTCATTAGCTTTTTTTAATGCTTCTGAATAAGCATTAGTGTTTCCTATTAATTTATTAAATACATCTCCAATAGTTAAACCATTTTGTGCTAAATATGTCAATCCTGTTGTAAGAAGTGAAACACCTAACAATATTCCGCCAGTTCCTGTAATAGAACTTGCTAAAGCTTTTAAAGCTCCGCCTGTGCTTCCTGTTTGTGCTTTTAAGTATGAGAAACTTTCAGCAGTAGCAGTAATGTTGTTACCAATACCAATAATTCCAAATGGAGCATCTTGTGCTATTCTACTGAACTGCGTTAAGGTATTACCCGCATTGGCAACCTTTGGAGCTGTAGATGCAAAAGTTTGCCCTGTATCTTTTACAGCAGTTTTAAGGCTGTTTAGACTTGCCTTTGCATCTTTTATTTGCGAATTGATTTCAGTTGTATCTAAACCAACTTTTAACCTATCAAGTTTAACCTTTGACAGTTCCTTTATATCAAACTCAACCTCTTTGATTTTCTTTTCAAAGTCAGTAATGTCTGCTCCAATCTCAACTGATAATTTACCTCCTGCCATTATGCTTTTATTTTTTCTTGATACTTTCTAAATTCATTCATAAACCTCTCTTTCATCTCATCCGTTACACCTGACCTAACTTGCTTCTCATTATTCAAAGGCAAAAACGCTTCTTTGCGTTTAACCATCTTTTTTGGATCTTGATGCGGTGCAATGTAACTGGTCCACATTAACTCTCTTAACTTTTGCCAATCGTATAAATCAATCCTTTTATATGCAAAAAGTCGAATTTGAAACTCTGCCCACGTCATATCGTAAACCGCTTCCAAACTCGACATTCTTAATTCACCAATGGCAAAAGAAATTACATCCTCGCTCCAGTTTATTTTTTCGTTACTATTTTTTTTTTGCTTTTATCTTCCGGAACATCCTTTGTTAATGATTCCATAAAGGCTTGAAAAAACGATGTAACCACTTCACTATCCATTCCTACTTCATCAATCCAATCTGCAAAAGAATAAGCATCAAACGGAGCAAATTCGCCTTTACGTTTAAATCCATAAGCGCAGGAATAAAACATAATTAACGGAATCCATTTAAATGGATTTTCGGCAAGTTTAGCATCGATTTCAGTCATTGCTATTTTTTCGCTTTCGAGTAAGTTTCCTAAAAAACCTAAACCAAAATAGAAATCACGATATTCACCTCCTATTTTTAGGTTGATTTTTTTCATAAATTATTTATAAATTCTTATCTCAACAGTTACGTTACCGCTTGGAGTTGATGACTGACCTCCTGCCATATCATAAATATTTACTTGAAATTGATTGTTTGGATTAACTCCATCACTTTGATTTGCCAATGTTACAAATACAACTCCTGAATTATCTAAATTAGTACTAATAAACTCTAATTTATTTGAATCTAAAGATGTAAAAAATCCTGTTTTTGTAACATAAACAACACCATTAAAAGGATTTGAAATTGTTGGTGATGTAAATCCTATTCCATCATGCAAAACTCTTACAACCGAAGTTTTATTTATTATTGCTCTCCAAAAACTATAAGGAGCTTCTTGGTCAACGTAATCAACAATATCTTTTAAATTTGTTCCAACATCTGTTGGTGTTATGGCGTTAGCCGTCGTTTCGTTAGTAATTTGGCTATCAATTTGCGCCTTTAATTCTGTACTTGTCATTTTATTGATTGTTAAGGTTAAGCAAATTCACTGCTAAAAACATCATCGAAAACGCTAGTTCAATCGTTAGGATCTGTTAATACTATTGCACCATCACCATCTAAAGTAAGTGAGAAAGTTGTAACCTCGTCACCGCTTCCGAAAGTAGCACTTAAATCAGTAATGTAAGCATCACCATAGTATTTAACAGAAGTAGCATCATCAACATTTGTGTCAAGCTTCCAAGTCACTAACGTTTTGTTTTGTTGCAATAAAAACAAAGCATCATGTGAAGTTTTTGCATCATCACCTCCAGCAGTAGTGGTGTCAATATATTCACCCTCCGCATCTACTGAATAACTAAATGTACCTGGGGTTTTCTTAACCACACCCGGAAAACATTTAGTTGTGCTTTCAATCATTGCTAATGTTGTGTTTAATCCATTTGAAGTAAGACAAGCAACAGGCTTATAGGCTGCTGTGTCCCAAATGTAAAGTATTCCTTTTTCGCCTCTTATTGACATAATTTCTATTTTTTATATATTATTAATTTATTTCAAAGATAATAAAATTATTTATATTAATTCTAAATAAGTATTTTTTTATTGTAAAGTTAAAATAACTCGAATAAAATTTCTATAAACTGTTTGTGTTGCTGTGCTACTGTCTAAATTACTTGGGAACTCATATCTACGATTTATAACTGTATAGCCATCAATAGTAACGTTTTCAATTAATGATAATATGTTATTTTCCATGTCATCGTTAATTAATCTACTACCTACATTTCCCGCTCCATTATAAATCTTTACAATATCTAAAAGAGTATAAGAAATCCATTGATAATTGCATTTAGTGGCTTTGTCAATCTCTTTGTCCTGTGTTGATATAATCACATATTGATTAGGTATATCATTACCAGTTACTTGCATATCATAGCAATCGTAATCGCCTATTATAGCATCGAATAAAGCCTTCCTAACGTATTTATTTGGATTTACCATATTTCTCTAATACTTTCTTTAATTTCTCTAAATATTCTGTTCTACCACGCAACAAAGCCGGATATAAATAAGGTCTCGGTCTTAAATTAACTTGCTTTATTCCTTTACCCTTAAATTTAATCGCCTGGTCCTTTAACTCGTTAGGAACATCAACTAAACCACCTGTGCCAAATTCAACAAATGGAGCATAAGGAGCAATGATTCCACCAGCTTCAACCTTCCAATTTAACGGAGTATCTTTTACTGCTTGTATAGATTGTCCTAATTTACCAAAGTTAGCCGGAGCAGATTGTTTTGCATTCTTTTCAATATTACGAGCAACTAATTCAGTAACTCCTTCAATATCCTTTTCAGCTTCTTTTCCGTACTTTCGTAAATTAGCTAAAACACTATTTAAGCCTTTTATTTCCATTACGTTCTTTGAGTGGCTTGTATTTCAATATCAATATTATCCAAGTCAATATTTAAGATGCTATCAATATTATATATTACATCGTTATATTTAATGAAATTATATTTGATAGTTAGATCCAAATTAACTCTATTACGAACTGTGAATATAGTTTGAACAAGATTATCATTTTGGCCATTCTCGTTTAATCTCGATGAATTTTTAGTCGTTACATTTGCCCAAATTGAATAATCCAATTCAGTAGTAACAACGTTACCACCATAACCATCAGCAATCGTTGTAGTTTTCCACACTTCTATTGATTTAGTATATTTTCTTGGTGTCATTACAAAAATCGTCTGTTAACATCAATATTTGATAATACAAAGTCAGGAACGCTATTCATTGCATTTTTAGTTTCTGAATTATAAAACCAAAAGTTGATAAGCTGTAAGGCACTATCAATTAACTCCGAAGGAATATCCTCAACAGAAGTATATCCAGTTGTTAAAGTAACCATATTATTAACGGTTGGAACAATAGCATATAAAGGCCTGTAAATAATTTCTAATTCGGTTTCAGTATTATCTATTGGATAATCATAAACTTTAACTTGTTGCACTAAAGCACAATCTTTAAAATATACTTTATCACGTGTTTTAAATATGTGATTTGTACGTTTCTCAATAAATGAAAGTGCAGAGTTTATCATTCCGGTTATTTCATCATCGGTAATGGTTTGCCCATCATCGATTTTAAGATATAACTTCGCTTGTTCTAAAGAAATAACATCGGTATAATTAGTCATTATTTTTTGCTTTTAGTTTCTTTAACTTCTTCTAAATAACCATGAGTAAGCATTCCTAAAGCTTCCTCTTTAGTTAACTCAATAGTTTCATCAACTTTATAGTTTTGTTTATTAGAATGAATGTAAAATGGTTTTAATACTTTGTATGTCATGACTTGTTTATTAATTTAATTTATTAAAATAAAAAAAGCCACCACATTAAAGTAGTGGCTTTAGTTTGAATAATTATAATAATTATGCAGTAGCAGTAAAGTCTCCGTAAATAATTGCTGCTGGTTGCTCAACAGCTAAACCTACTTGTGACTCAATACGTGCAGTAATGTTATTGTTAACGAAGTTAGTTCCTTCAGTTTCTGAAAACTCTAAAGATAAACCTTCAGTTACAATTTTGTTTACTCTTGTCCAATCACCAACATAGTATTTGTTAGCAGCTAACCAATTAGCTCTGTACAATGGAATACCGTTGATTCTTAATTGTCCGTTTTCAAGTGTAACAATTCCAGGCAATCCGTAACCAGCTCCAGTTGATTTTTCAGTTTTCAATATATCCCAATAATCAGCAGGTCTTACTACGATTCCATTAACTTGGTAATTTAAACCTTCTTGTGTTGCAATTTCATTCAACAACATTTCGATTTTGTTTTTACCTGTAATGATTTGAGTAGAAGCAGTTGCAGCAGCAGCTAAAACAGCATTAAAGATTGAGTTTTCAGCGATTGCGTAATCTCTACGTAAAGCATCCGGAATGAATGAAGTTAAGAAAGGCAAATTGTTTGCCATCTTTTTAGAGTAACGAGTAAAACCAGCGATAAAGTTAGTAGCTAAATCTACCATAGTGATATCGTAATCTTTTTGAGATTTAGAGCTTCCTTCTGTTTGTGCAGAAATAGATCCTTCACCACCTGTTTCTCTTGGGTAAGTATAAGTACCTCCAGCAATGTTTACACTTCCAACTAAATCAGAAACGTTTAATAATTGCCCTGGAGTCATAACAACGTTATTGTTATAAACTCTTGGAGCATCACCTGTTAAGTTTGCTAATGTCATATTTCCAACTGCTTTAGTTTGGAACGCTTGACCTTTACGAACGTTAGAAATACCTTCAAAGTTATCTTTGATAGATTTTACTAAAGTATCTTCGTTTGCAGTTGTAGCAGATTTCTCTTGAAGTTTAACATCAAGTTTGTCAGCGTGATCTTGTACCGCTTTTAAGTCAGCAGCAAATTTAGCTTCCATTGCTTCAGTGGCAGCTTTTAATTCAGTAGCAAATTGTGTTTTGTTTGCTTCTGTCATTTTAATCTCTAACGCATCGATTGCGCTTTTTACTTCGGTTGCAGTCTTGCTTTCAAGACCAGTTTTGATAGCAGCTAATTCTGCTTTTAATTCTAATTCGTTCATTTTATTTAATTTTTAACGAGTTTGTAAATGATTTTAACGTGTCTATAATAAGCGGCTCATTCGTTAAAGTGTCAGGTTCTGACGGCTCATCTGTAAGTGCTTTTAATAATGTTTCGATTTGTTTTAGTCTTGTGTCTGAATAATCCAAATCGTATGCTTTTGTTATCAACTCCATTAAACCGTAATGCGATTTAATAGCTTTTATATTTTGTACTGTGCTTAATTCGTTAGCCGCCCAACTTGAAAGGAATGAGTACTCACCAAGTTTATACTCGGTTATAACTGATTTGTTTTTATTGTCCCGGCTTATTACTTTATATCCGATGCTTAACTCTGCATTTAGATTGCTATCGTACATAAGTTTTACATCTGTAAACATATCACGACCTAAATCCTTCTTCATATTGAACTGGGTTGTAGTGAGCAAACCATAAGTATCTTTAGTATCAATAGTTAAAGGAACTCCAATCATCATAGTTGGATTATGATCCTTCAATACTCTAATTCTTTTAAAGTTTTCGTTTACGGTTTTATCAAATGAACCATAAGCGGAAATATCACCATCGCTGTCTTTTACATTGTAAACGTTAGCATAAGCAGTAACAACTCCCTTGCTTTCGTCTAACTCTTTTAAGTCATATGCTAATTGTTTG